CCAAGCCGCTTCCGATGGGGATTTGTTCTCGATTTGGCTTGATGATGCGGAGAGTTCTGAAGACAAAACCATTGTCAGCCACCTGCACACTGCTCCAGAGGACTGTGATTTGGCTGATCCGAAAGCGTGGGCGGCTGCAAATCCAGCTCTAGGCATCTTCCGAATGCTGCGAGATGTAGAGAAGGCGGCTGAGAGAGCGGTCAGGATGCCGACTGCTGAGAATACCTTTCGCTGGCTCTTCCTCAACCAGAGGATCGATGCCAATGCACCATTTGTCTCTAAGTCGGTGTGGCAGTCCTGTGGCGGTGATGTCATCGAGGATTTTGAAAACCTTGAAGTGTATGCCGGGCTTGACTTGTCTTCCGTTAACGATCTAACTGCCTTCACCCCAATGGTAGAGGTCGGAGGCGTCTGGAATATCAAGCCTGTCTTCTGGATCCCCGGCGATGGGCTGAAGGATAAGGCCAAGGCAGATCGAGTTCCGTATGATATCTGGGCAAAAGATGGTTTCATGATACCGTCTCCGGGCAAGACTATTGAATATGAATATGTTGCTGGCTATCTATTTGACTTTTGCCAGAAGCACAATGTCAAGAAAATAGGCTTTGACCGATGGGGATGGAAGCATCTTAAGCCATGGCTAATCAAAAAAGGCTTTACAGAGGATCAACTAGAAGGTGATGACGCTTTGTTCTCGCCTATCGGTCAAGGCTTCCAATCTATGACTCCAGCGCTCAGGGATTTTGAGTCAGCAATTCTGAATACTAAGATCGCTCATGGAAATCATCCAGTGCTAGCGATGTGTGCAAACAACACCGTTGTCCAAACAGACCCAGCCGGGAACCGTAAACTCAATAAGGATAAGTCACACGGAAGGATCGACGGCATGGTTGCAATGGCCATGTCATTTTCCGTTTCAGGCACTCATGAAGGGTCTGGTGAGAAATCATTTTGGGAAAACGCAGCATAGGAATTAACATGAGCATTTTCTCACGGTTTCGCAACGCAAGGCTGGCATTCAAATCTAACGAATCAATAACATCTTCACTAGATTTGTGGAAGTTGGTCTATGGGGGAAGGGAATCAAGCTCTGGGATAGCCATCACTCCAGAGAGAGCGTTGGAGATATCAACATTTCTGGCTTGCGTTCGGGTGTTGGCTAATGGAATATCACAGGTTCCATCCCGGCTTATGAGAGAAGTTAATGGCGATCCGGTCATTGCCAAGGACCATCCACTGTCAATTCTGCTTACCCGGCGACCAAACAAGTTCATGACTTCCTTTGAATTCTGGGAAGTTGTGATGATCCATCTGACAGTGGCGTGGAACTGTTATGTTTTTGTCAACCGTGTTGGCTCTGATAGAAAGATCGTAGAGCTTCTTCCACTGCTACCCGGCCATGTCCGCAAAGAGGTGGACCAGAACGACAAGGTCACTTACAAGGTACGATCTCCCCGGACTCAACAGGAAAAGGAATTTCCAGAAGAGGCGATCTGGCACATCAAGGGCCCATCATGGAATGGCATCATCGGAATGGATGCTATCCGGTTGATGAGGAATGCTTTGGGCCTTGCTGCCACCCTAGAAGACAGTCAGGCAGAGTTTCAAAAGAATGGGGCGAAGATGAGTGGCCTCTATTCGGTCGCTGAGAAGCTATCCCTTGAGCGCTATAATGATTTGCGGAAGTGGTTTGACAATGAGTTCAACACCAGCGATGGTGGTTACGCTCCGATGATCCTTGATGGGGGAGCGAAGTTCACTCCCCTTACCATGACTGGCGTTGACCAACAGCTGATCGAGACGAGGAAATTTGAGATCGAGGAAATATGCCGTGGGATGGGCGTGATGCCGATCATGGTTGGTCATGCTGACAAGACAGCAACGTATGCTTCAGCAGAACAAATGTTTCTTGCTCATGTGGTTCACTCCTTAAATCCGTGGTACAAGAGGATTGAGTCTTCAGTTGAAGGAAATCTTCTGACTGAAGATGAATACAATCAAGGCTTCTATTATCGTTTCTTTCCGAATGGTCTTATGCGAGGCGCTTCGAAAGATCGGGCAGAGTTTTACCAGAAGGCTCTTGGATCTGGAAGTGCCAAAGGTTGGATGACACAGAACGAGGTCAGGAAGCTAGAAGACTTGCCCCGAATTGACGACCCAGAAGCGGATGAGCTTCCACAACCTTCATCCGCAGCACCAGAACAGGAGCCGGATGATCCGGACAATTCTAACGACCCAGAGGAAGATGAAGATGAGGACTAGAACTTTTGAGATCAAAGAGGCTGAATTTGAGAGTTCAGTTTACTCTCCAATTGAGATCAAAGATTTCACCTCCGACGATGAGGGCATGATGTTCTCAGGTTATGGATCGGTCTTTGGCAACAAGGATTACCATGGCGATGTCGTTGCCAAGGGAGCTTTTCGTGATACCCTTCGCGAAGCTAAGAAGAGCGGCACATGGCCAGCCATGCTCCTCCAGCACGGATCGATGCTTGGAGGATTTGATGATATGCCGGTTGGCATCTGGACCTCTATGAAGGAAGATGACACCGGGCTTGCTATTGAGGGCAAGCTGGCAGAGACAAGTAGAGGCAAGGATGCCTATACATTGCTCAAGATGAAGCCGCGACCGGCCATCACCGGGCTGTCGATAGGCTTCCGTGCCAAGAAATGGGATCTGGGTACAAAGCCGGATGAACCTAGGAGAACTATCAGGGCAGTAGATCTGATGGAAGTATCCTTGGTGACAATGCCGGCAAATCCTAAAGCTCGCGTCACTTCAGTCAAATCGATTGAGGAGATCGAGACTATCAGAGATTTTGAGAAGTTCCTGCGGGATGCAGGGTTCTCAAACAGCCAAGCGAAGTCTATAGCATCGCATGGCTACCGGCCAGCTGATCTTCGGGATGAGGATGAGGCCAAAGCGAGTGTGATGGAAGCTATCAGAGCTAACATCATGAAATTATCCCAACGATAAGGAGATCAACTATGGATTGGGAAAAACTCAAGGAACTTATCGATGAGCAGGGTACTGCTTTCGAGGCGTTCAAATCCGCTCACGCAGAAGTCATGAAGAAGCATGATGCTGTTACAGCGGAGAAGCTGGGCAAGATTGAGAAGTCTCTTGACGATGCCCTTGAAGCCAAGACCAAGCTGGAAGCTATGGTTGAAGCAGAGAAGAAGGAGAGGGAAGAACTGGAAGCTCGCATCAACAAGCGTGGCATTCAGGCAAACTCTGAAAATGAGGCCAAGGCTCTCGCTAATCTCGATGAACTGAACATCGTTCTTCGGAAGGCATGCAAGGAGCGTGATGTCACATTTGATGCCCTCGATCTCGATGGCTATGCTGAATATCGCAAGGCTCAGGCCAAGATGTTCCGCGAAGGCAAAGAGAACCTCACAGCCGATGAAGTCAAGACGCTTTCTGTCGGTTCTGACCAGGATGGTGGTTACTTTGTGACCCCAGACACTTCTGGCCGGATCGTTCGCAAGATTTTCGAGACTTCTCCAATGAGGTCAATTTGTGCCCAACAGACTATCTCAACAGATAAGCTGGAAGGCATCGAGGATCGCGATGAAGCTGGTGCCGGGTATGCGGGTGAAACAGCCCAAGGCTCCGATACCACAACGCCACAGATCGGCAAATGGGAAATTCCCGTTTGGTGGATCGACACAGAGCCAAAGGCAACTCAACAGCTTCTCAATGACGCTGCTGTTGACATCGAAGGATGGCTTGCTGGAAAGGTTGCAGACAAGATTTCTCGCTTTGAGAATGCAGAGTTTGTGGCCGGAGCTGAGGGCAAAATTCGCGGTTTGACTTCATATGCAACCATCGCTGATTCAGGTGCTGGAGTTGCATGGGGAAGTTTCGGGCATGTTGTTACTGGTGTCAATGGCGACTTCGCTGCTGCCTCTAAGCCTGACAAGATGTTTGATGTTATAGGCAATTTGAAAGAAGCTTATCTTCAGAATGCTCGTTGGCTTACTCGTCGTTCTGTCATCACCAAGATGCGGAAATTCGTGGACGACAACAAGCAGTACCTCTGGCAACCTTCTCTTCAGGCTGGGATGCCGGAAGTCTTTGCCGGCTATCCGATCACTCGTGCTGAAGATGTGCCAGCACTTGCCACTGACTCCCTCTCTCTGGCTTTTGGCGACTTCAATGCCGCTTACCAGATTGTGGATCGTCAGGGCATCCGCGTGATGCGCGATCCGTTTACCGCCAAGCCGTATATCAAATTCTATACGACAAAGCGGACAGGCGGTGGCGCTCTTGACTTCGAAGCTGTGAAGTTTTTGAAGTTCGGAACCTAATCTGCCGATTGGGAACAACCATAGCTAGCGACCACATTGGTCGTTAGCTTCATCGACCATCAAAAAGGAGAATCATCATGAATGGTCATGGTCTTCTGAATAATGTCGAAATTCGGCAGGTTAACGATCCTGTTGCTGCCGGTTCGACAATCAACGATAATTCGGATCGCATCGATATGGCTGGATATGAAAGCTGTATGTTTGTGACCCCTATTACCGACAGCGTTGACACTGGCGTCGCAGCCCTTACAGTTGAGAGCAACACAGTTGACTCTGACACTGGAATGGTAGCGATTTCTGGCGCAGTCGCAACTGTAACTTCTGGTGCGAATGACGATCTCAATGGAACGTTGCTTGCTGTGGAAGTTCACAAACCATCGAAGCGGTATATTCAAGGCGTGCTGACTTCAGCCACTGCGAATATCGCCTTTGGAGATACGATTGCTATTCTGAAACCTCATCGAGTTCCTGTTACTCAGGGCGCTACGGTTTCGGCTAGCTCTTTCGTGTCTGACTAACCCACTGAGACCACCTCCCCTCAGTGAACTAGGACCGCGAGCGAGCCAGTGCAACGATTTGCTCGCGGTCATTTTCCTTTCGATGATTATTCGAGGCATGTGATGCTCCTTTCACTTTCAAGATCGGTCGCTCCTGTTGAAACGCCTATAACCTTGGCTGAAGCTAAGGCTCATTTGCGAGTAGACTGGGATGATAGTGACGATTACATCACAGCATTAATTGATGCCGCTGTTGCTCGCATGGATGGATGGAGTGGAGTGTTAGGTCGGTGCATGGTCAACCAGTCATGGACCCTGACATTTGATAGCCTTTCTCAACAGCTTTATCTTCCATTTCCAGTCAACTCTATCACTTCAGTTAAGTATTATGATGTGGACAATTCAGAGCAAACCATAAATGCCTCGAATTATGAGCTAGTTACCACACTCACTCGTCCTTACATCAACTTCACCTCCACTTATTCAATACCAGTGCAGTATGATTACCGCACCGATCGCGCTAGCGTGATTGTCGTTGCCGGGTATGGCGCTGCAGCCTCAGATGTTCCTGCCTCTATCAAGCATGCAATGAAGATGCTTGTTGCGCATTGGTACGAGCACCGTGAGTCGGTCATAATGACTTCATCATCGGTATTACCGCAAGGTTTTGATGCTATAATAGAGCCACATAGACGTTCTTTCCTGCTCTAAGGCTACGATTGCCCATTAAAACCTGTTACGCCACCCGGCACCCACTTTATTCGTGTTATATATAGGTTCCAAGCGCATGAAAGAGCCGACAATAGGAGAGTTGGATCGGAGGATCGTTATACAGAGGGCGAACTTCGCTAATGATGCATTCAACGAGCCTGTTCCGTCATGGGTTACTCTAGCGACTGTTTGGGCAAAATATGAGCCTATCAAAG